CATGTAAGCGAAAGTGTGACTTTATCACGTTCTATTGCGATAGCAGCATTACAAGAAGGAATAAGTCGTGTAACTGAAAGTGTGAGTATTAATCGATTAATTGGTATAAGTCTAAATGATCAGTTACGAGTTGGTGAGAATACAAATTTAAATCGATTAATTGGTATAAGTACAACTACACAGTGTCAAGTTAATGACAACACAAGTTTAAATCGATTAATTGATATAAGTGTAAATGATCAGTTACGAATTGTTGAAAATACAGTTCTAAATCGACTAATTGGTATAAGTATAACCACACAATGTCAAGTTAATGACAGCACAAGTTTAAATCGATTAATTGGTATAAGTGTAAATTATCAGTTACAAATTGTTGAAAATACAGTTCTAAATCGACTAATTGGTATAAGTACAACTACACAATCCCAAGTCAATGATTATTTGTCATTAACTAAAATTATTCGAATAACTGTAGTTGAAGAGACAAGGGGGCAATATAGTGAGAATGTAATATTTGATCGTTTTATCGGATTGGCAGTATTACAAGAAGGAATAAGTCATGTAAGTGAAAGTGTAAGTGTTAATCGAGTAAATGCAATAAGTATTATCGACCAAAGCAAAGTATATAATAGTTTGATATTTGATCGATTAAATGGAATAACTGTTGTTCCACAAACTCAAGGGTTTAACAACTTAACACTTTCTAAATCTAATGGATTAAGTATTAATTCACAAAGTATTGATAACGAGAACATCACCGTTAACAAATTTAATGGATTAATTACTAATTCCCAGATAGTAGTGCCAGAGTTGATAACTTTATCTCATTTATATGGTTTGGCAATTCTTGATAGTCGGTATCTATTAGAAAGTGTTAATTTGGAATATGGTAACGGATTATCGGTTATTGATACTCCAACTGTTTTTGAAACGGTTGAACTTGGAAGAATAGATATTGTAACTATTATAACTGTCGTATTTGGTTATAATAATATTACTTTAGATCAATATAAATCAATTATAGCTGAACCGCCATCGTTATATGTATATAATGATGGAAATCATTCGATAGCAGTGTTATTCCGTGATAAACGTGCTGAAGCATTGTTTAGAGATAAACGAGCATCAGTTCGTTGGCAAGATAAACGAGGAGGTTAGATGCAAACATTATTACCAAGTAAAGATCCTTATAATAAAGAACCATATTTTGTTGTTTGGTGTGATATAGAAACTGGTCGTAATGATGGAATGAAAAATGATCATGGCGAACTCCAAGGAGGAACCATATCAACAGTTTCATGGATTATGCCAGTAGATGATCCACCAGAATTAGTTAAAAAGAGTTCTGATCAAAATGCTGTTACTATAGCAGGAATTGAGTATCCAATAAATACTGTTTGCACTATTTGGTTGGAAGGTGGTGTAACTAATAAAGATTATCCGATAACTTGCAGAATTACTACTTATGATGGTCGAACACTAGACAAAACAATCATTATTCCAGTAAGAGAACATTAATTTTTAAGGAGACTATTTTAAAATGAACGATTTAAGTGCTAAACATACTACAATTCTCAACAATCTAACTGATCCTAGGGACCGTACTTTAGCTCTCGGAACAAAGATTCAGCAACTTATCAGTAATTTAGGTGTTGGTGGAACGCCAGTAAATGCTGTTAAAGCGGTAATGACATTGGGGGTAAGTGGTGTAACTATTGATGGTGAAACTGTAACCATTGGAACTCGGAAATATGAGTTCTGTGCAGATACTGCGCTATCGAAAACGCTCCCAACTAATATTGCTATTGATATTTCTGATCATGCTACGCATGCGGCTCGAGTATTGACGATCGATACCCAACCCACTAGTAATGATACCTTTACTATCGGAACAAAAGTTTATACGATCGTTCCTGACGGTACAGCTAATGCTAATGGCGAAGTTAGTAGGGGTACTGATCTGCCAACTGCTAAACTTGCTATTGTGGCAGCTATCAATGGAACTGATGGTCACAATAGTCCGCATCCTTCAGTCACCGCAGCAGCATTTACTGTTAATAACTGCACCATTACAGCAATCATTGGCGGCACAGCTGCTAACTCACTAGCAACAACTGAAACGTTTAATGCAGGCACAAACATTTTTGCTGGTGCCACATTAACTGGTGGTGCTGATTGCAGTGCTGCTAATGTTCAATCGCATCTTGTGGCAGCTGTCAACGCTGATACTCCTGTTGGGGTTGTTGCTTCCAATGGTTCGAATCAGGATGTACTCTTAACCGCAAAAGTGGCTGGTATTCTTGCCAACGATATTGTACTTGCTGAGACAATGGCAAATGCTGCGTTTACTGGTGCGGCAATTAAGATGGCTGGTGGCGTGGACGGAACTATCGGTGTTGTTGGACGTCCAGTAGTTGATGCTACTTATGTGTATTTCTGCGTTGCTGACAATACCGTAGCCGGGCAAAATTGGCGCCGTGTTTCTCTTGGTTCGGTTTATTAAAGGAGGATCTTGGCAGACTATGTATGACAATTAAAAATTAATTAAGGAGGTGATGCGTAGTGCCAAATACACTTGGTGATCGTTTGCGACATGCATGGAATGCCATCCGATACGGTGAATCCAATCAAGCATATACAAACATTGGACCCGCATATAGTACGAGACAGGATTTGTATCATCTAAGATTTGGAACAGAAAATTCAATTATTTCTTCTGTTTATACTAGAATTGGTATAGATGTAGCTTCAATCCCCATTCAGCATGTTCGTCTGGATAAGGATGGAAGATATTCTGAAACTATCGAATCTGGTCTTAATAATTGCCTTACACTAGAAGCAAATATTGATCAAACCGGTCGTGGATTTATACAAGATGTTGTAATGTCTATGTGTGATGAAGGTGTTGTGGCTATAGTACCGGTTGATACCACTTTGAATCCTGTGATTACTGGTTCTTATGATATTACAACAATGCGAACGGCAAAGATTATTGGTTGGCATCCAAAACATGTACGTCTTAATGTTTATAACGATGAAACCGGACATAAACAAGATATTACACTTCCTAAATCTATGGTTGCTATTGTTGAAAACCCGCTTTATTCGGTAATGAATGAACCAAATTCCACTTTACAGCGTCTTATAACAAAACTAAATCTTTTAGATGTGATAGATGGTCAAAGTGGATCAGGTAAGTTAGATTTAATTATTCAACTACCGTATGTAATTAAAACAGCGGCGAGGCAACAACAAGCTGAAAATAGAAGAAAAGACATTGAGACCCAGTTAAAAGATTCAAAGTATGGTATTGCTTACACTGATGGAACAGAAAAGGTTACCCAATTGAATAGACCTGCAGAGAATAATCTAATGGGACAGATTGAGTTCTTAACGAGTATGCTTTATAGCCAGTTAGGTCTAACGAAAGCTGTCTTTGATGGTACTGCAGATGAGAAAGAAATGATAAACTATTATAATCGTTCAATTGAACCTATTCTTGCCGCGGTTGTAGATGGAATGAAACGTGTTTTCATAACAAAGACTGGTCGGACACAAGGTCAATCTATTATGGCACTTAGGGATCCGTTTAAACTTGTCCCAGTTAGTCAGATGGCTGACATAGCGGATAAGTTTACTAGGAATGAGATTCTATCATCTAATGAGATACGTCAGATTGTTGGACGTAAACCTAGTGGTGATACGAATGCTGATGCATTACGTAATAAGAATCTTAATCAACCCATACCAAAACCAGAAGTAGCGGCTGAGCCAAAGCCAGTAGAATCCGATCCAAACCCGATTAACGATCTAGTTAATACTAGTCAAAATGGAAGGAGTTTTTAAATAATGAGTAAATCTAAATACGATTTTGGTGGCTATGCTACTAAAAACGATCTTACCTGCACTGATGGAAGGGTAATTCTTAAAGATGCATTTAAGAAGAACGATGGTCAAGTAGTTCCATTAGTTTGGCAACATCAACATAACGAACCGTCTAACGTTCTTGGTCACGCATTACTTGAAAATCGCGAAGATGGAGTATATGCGTATTGTACTTTTAATGAAACTGAGAATGGAAAGAATGGAAAAATGCTTGTAGAGCACGGTGATGTATCATTCTTATCGATCTTCGCTAATCAATTAGAAGAGAAAGCTAAGAAGGTTATTCATGGTATGATCCGTGAAGTTAGTCTTGTTATGGCTGGTGCAAATCCTGGAGCGGTTATTGATAATTTAGCTTTTGAACATACCGATGGTAGTATTGACATGGACGAAGCAGAAGCAATTATTTATACTGGTTCAGGAATCGAAATGAAAAAGAAAGAGGAAGAGAAACCAGTGGAGAAACCAGT